CCGACATCTTGCCCGCAATTTTCGTGGTCTCCGCCGTTTCGCGCTGAGCGCAGATGACGGCCTACGCTAGACTGGCGGGGTGTCTGAATTTTTAGAGCCCCAAATGCCGATGGAAACCGCAGCGATCGTCCTTCACGAACTGTTCGCGACCCTTCGGCACGCAGGCTTTACCGAGGATCAAGCCCTCAAACTGTGCGCCACTTTAATGGAGAGGACGGCCTGTGAGTGAAGAAAAAACGGTAGGCGGAACTCGAGCGTCCATCAAAACGAAAGTCGATGAACTGCAACAACTTGATCGGGTGCTGATCCGATGGGTGGACGCCCACATGCTTTTCCTCGAGGGTTGGGTCACTCTCGCCTACATTGAGGCCCTTGACGTCCAATGCACCGTGGAAAGCCTCGGCTATTTTGTCTGCCAAAAGGAAGATTTCATCGTGCTCGGGATGGACGTCATCCGCTCCAAAGATGACGAATTCGAGAACGAATACAACTCGGCCTCCGCGATCCCGATCGCGTGCATCAAGTCGATAGAGGTGATCGACAATGGCTAAAGACGACGGCTACGACTTCCAAGAACTCGGCTCATCGGGGCTCCGTCGCACCGCGGGGTTTATAACCGACGAATTCATAAATGACCTTCAAGGGCTTCGCGGCGCAAAAGTTTATCGAGAGATGGCGGACAACGATCCCGTCATCGGGGCGATGCTTTACGCGATCGAGCGACTTATCATTCAAATCGACTGGCGCGTCGAGGCTTTCCACGAGCCTGATGCTGATCCGACCGACGAAGACAAAAAGGTTGCCGAATTCGTCGAATCATGTCTGTACGACATGTCGGACTCGTGGGACACGACGCTGTCCAACATTTTGACCTTCCTGCCCTACGGCTACGCGTACTGCGAAATCGTCTACAAGCGACGAAACGGCCCCGACCAAGAAGAACCATCAAAACGCTCTCAGTTCAAAGACGGCAAAATCGGCTGGCGCAAAATCGCGTTACGCGCTCAAGAAACCACGTGGGAGTGGATGCTCGACCCGAAAGGCGGAATTCAAGGCTTGCAGCAGTCCGACCCGTCAGTCGGCCCTCTCGTGCCGATCCCAATCGAGAAAGCGTTGCTGTTCCGCGCATCGAGCGCCCGAAACAACCCCGAGGGCCGAAGCATTCTCCGCAACGCGTATCGCGCGTGGCGCTTCAAGAAAACGATCGAAGAGATCGAGGCGATCGGCATGGAGCGAGACCTCGCAGGAATGCCAGTCATTTACGTTCCGCCGTCGATGCTCTCGTCAACCGCCACGTCTGCTGAAGTTGCGGCACGCACCGCGCTCGAGAATCTTGTGCGCGGAATCAAACGCAACGAAAACGAAGGGGTGTTGTTCCCGCTCGCCTACGATTCCGAAGGACGAGAAATGTACCGTCTACAACTAATCAACGCGGGCGGAAACCGACAGTTCAACACCGACCAAATCATTTCCCGATACGACCAGCGCATCTCGATGACGGTCCTCGCGGACTTCATCCTGCTCGGCCACGAAAACGTCGGCTCCTTCGCGCTCGGCTCGAGCAAAATCGACCTGTTCACAACGGCGATAGGTCAAATCGCCGACTCGATTGCTGAAACCTTCAACCAACACGGCATTCCGCGCCTCCTTAAACTGAACGGCATGAACACGGCGCGACTCCCCGAACTGACGTTCGGAGAAATTACGCACGTCGATCTGGCGCTTCTCGCGGACTTCATCCAGAAAGCGGGCGCTTCGGGCGCGCTTCAAATCGACGAGGGTCTCGACGAATATTTGCGTCTCGTCGCAGGCCTTCCCGACCGCGACGAAGAATCTGCTGAAGGCGTCCCCATGATGCCGAACAACCTCGCAGCGCAACCAAGCACCGAACCTGCCGCACTCGAAGGGTCAGGCACCCCCGAAACGACGCCTCCGACACCGAAGCCGAACGCGAAGCCAGCGTCTCCCGACAAGGAGTTAGAGGCCGAAAGTTCCGCAGACAATGCCCCACTTCTGTAACTGTAAAACCCGTAAAAACTCGGGACGCGTTCCCGTCCGTAAACAAGAATTCCGTGACGGCCCGTTCGGCGACGATCTTGAGGTGATCTTCGCCCGCAACCTTCTGGACGTGATCCGACGAATTCGTCTCTCCATGTCCGCAACCGAAATCGACGAAGCAATCCGACGTTCCGTCTCGCAGGCCGTGCAGGCACTCGACGAAAGTTTTCGCTCCGTCGACGCCCGCCCCCTCATCAACACGATGACAGAGGAAATCTTGCGCGCGGGACGCGAGCAGGCATCCGAATATGCGCGACGGAACCTGATCGGTTACCGCTTCGACGTCACCGACGAACGGGCGTTCGAGTGGGCGCAGAATCGGGCAGGACAACTTATCTCAAACATCACTGACGAAATTCGCACAAAAGTCTCGAGCGTCACGATGCGTGTTCTCGACGGCGAAATGTCGATGATTGACGCCCGCAACGAAATCGCCCGAAACGTCGGCTTGCACGACCGCTGGCAGAAAGCGGTCGACAACTCCTACGAGAAAACCCTCGACGACCTGCTCGAGGCGGGAGTCGATTTAGAGGAAGCGTCCATCATGGCCCAGCAGGTTGCTGATAACTACGCCCAACGCCTCCTAAAAAGCCGTGCCGCGAACATCGCCCGCACCGAAGTCGCCACCGCACAAAATCAGGGACGGCTCATTCACTGGCAGCAACTGTCGGCGTCGGGCGTCATAAATCCAGCGACAGCCGTTAAAGAGTGGCGCACCGCGCCCGAGTTTGTTTCATCCAAAACCGAGGTTTGCCCGATCTGTGAGCCGATGGACGGGGTTCGGGCTCCACTGTTCGCCGAGTTTTCAGAGGTGGGCGTGGTGATGCCTCCCGCACACCCAAATTGTCGATGTCGGGCGGTTCTAGTCGTCGAGGCCATCGGCGACGTCATTGATTTCGTCGAAGCACAACGGGAAGAACTCGGCTATTAGGATGGAGTCGTATGGCTGACACTTTGATCGCAACAAGAGAGGGCGACCGTTTATTTTGCACGGGGTCGCGTGTCAACGAGTTCGGCGACAAGATATTTTTCGGCTACATTAAAACCGAGGACGGTGGCCGTCTCGACGTCGAGAACGTCGATGTGCTGATCGCTCACGGATACTGGACGGAGATCGTCGACTAAACTCGGCCCGTGCCGTACCGCATCGCTCGCCTCTCAACCTGTCCTCCAAACAAGCCCTTCGCGGTCGTTCTGGAATCAAACAATAAAGTTTTGGCTTGCCACGCGACGCGCGCTCGGGCGGAGCGTCAAATCGCCGCCATTTACTTCGCCGAGAACGAGATCGAAAAGCAGCAACCATCATCGTCGCAAGTTCATGTCGATACTGTGATGAACAGAACAAAACGTCGTCGTCGACGGTACGAGCCTACTGTGCTGATCAAAGGCGATTATGTAGGGCACCCTTTTAGGGGTAACCAGTGGGTGGACGCGTCAGGGGTGTCACGCGGAGGCGCAGGCAGTTCGGCTCTGGCTGGTGATCAGTTCGATCTGCGGGGTGTGGCCACCGTTGAGGAAGCGCGACGCTTGAATCGACCGCTGGCACTCTTACAACCCGAATCATTTTCTGCTGGCGTCAAAAGCGCTCTGCAAGCGCACTTTCAAGCCGTCGAAATCATCAAAAATCTTTTAGAGGGCGTGCCGACCGAAGAACAGGGCAAGGTCGCACAAGACCCTCGTTTCGTGCTGGCCGAGGCCGCAACTAAACTACTATTTTACGAAATCTATAAACAAATCGGCGCCGACTACGCTCGAGCGCTCGGCTTTCAAGAACTCACAGACGAAGAGGCCGAAAAAGCCAAACTCGAAAATTATTCGTACGAGGAAGCGAGTCGTAACGAAGACGGGCGTCTCGAACGCGAAGAAGTGACCGTTTATCCGTCACAAATGGTGGGCGAGCAAATGGCCAACAACGATCGATTCGGCCCGATGGTGTGGCGCGATTCGTCGGGAAAACTTCACATGTGGCTTGAAGGCGAAGAAGCCCCAGCGGAGTTCACTCAACTTTACGGAAAAATCGACTCAATGGATCGAATCAATCTAAAAGATTTAACTGATCCCGCGCGAATTCCTGCGGACTCAAGTTATCGAAAAGACACCGAAAGCGAAGGAATGCAAAATGGCCCTAAAGCAGCACTTTTTGCCAAACAAGAATTAGAAAAACGTATGCGAGCGCTCGGGATTAATTTACCCGCCCTACAGCCCTTCTCGCGCTTCTCCGCGGCGCCCTTAATCGAAAAGTTGCGTGCCGATGGTGATCCGAGCCCAGCCGAAACGGTTGGCGAACTTATCGCACACGTCGACTCTGTCGCAAGAAAAATAGCCTTGTCTTACGCACCGATGGACTCGCTTAACAGAATGAAAGGTCACAACCCTGACGGCGTTGAGGACTTACAGATGGCCCGCCAAATCGAAGACGTCACCCCTGACGCAAAAATATCGGTGACGGTGTCCGCCAGAAATGTAGGCGCCATTTTGCGGGACGGACGACTTAAAACACAATTTGAGACAGGTCGTTCGGGTGGCGCAAACATGCCGACGTGGCGCGAAAACTGGGAAGCGGTAATGTTCGGCTATCCCAAAGGAACGATACCCGCGGCGCGCCCTATTTATGGCATGGTTGAGACAGGCGGAGTCCAACCCTCATCTCTTCGCGGGAACGAACAATATGGGACGGTCACGCTCGTGCTGAAAGATAGCGTCCGAGACCGCACAACCTTCACAAGCGGCGATTCATTGAATCTGAATCCGTTTTTTGTGTCAGTCAATGATCCGTCTGCGCGGTCGGCGAGCCGCTTCCCGACGAGTGCGAGTTATGAAGCAGAAATCAAACAAAAACGTGAAGCAGACCCTAAAAATCGCGGCTATTACGAAGCACAAATTCATGGAGGCGTTTCGGTTTCAGACATCGAGCGGGTCGTGATTGACACTTCTACATACAAAGATTTCGAGCAGCGAGAAGTGCAACCATCCGCAACTTTAATTAAGGCGCTCACAAAGGCGGGCATTCCTTTTGAAATCGTCACAGGCAAGCCGTATACCGCAGGGCCAGTCGACAAGGCTTTATTTGATCCGTCTGTGCTGATCAAAGGAGACTATGTCGGGCACCC